CCTAGCATAGTCTTACCTTCTCCTTGGATGCTTGTCTGACCACTCAGCGTCTTCGCTGAATGGCGAGGGCACCAAGGATCGACAGTTGTCTTCCATTCAAAAATGGAATGGAAGCCGACAGCGTACCCCCGTTTATAACACGTTCTTTCGTGCTATAACCGGCATCGCCGTTACCGCCCAGAATCGAAGTATTCGAGTCAGTGCGGACCCAAGAATACTTGCTTATCGTCCGAGTCATGATACATGGCACGGAGTGACGCAAGGGGATACTATTGTTGTGAGCTTGAATATACTCATCAGCATTAGTAAACCAGCCGACCAACCAAGTCCAGGGTATAGCATCCCAGACTTGCTTGGGGTGAAGCCCGTGGAGACCAAATGTAAGGTCTCTAGCGAGCTTGGCCATTTTCTTGGAGGAGAAGCGAGGATCTGGCAAAGCAGTTGGGATCCACCTTACGGTGCCCCATCTCTCGATCATCGTAAACCTCGACACCCTATGCGTTATGCTAGTGGTGATAGAGGATTGCGCTGTTTGCGAGCTATGCAGAATTTCATCTGCAGAGGCTTGCCATTCAGGGCTTCTCACGCGGCGTTGTAAGCCTCCATTGCTGTATAGATTTTGCAGTTCTCTCATCTTTTTATCGACTTGAGACTGAAAATCTACCAGTTTCCGGAGATCAGAGATAAGCGGTCTCCAGCCCATCTGATAACTCAGAAGATGATTGGCAGCGTTTGTGGAATTAGTTCCAACAGACACACCCTTCATCCTGATGTTATGAGCCTGGCGCTTGAGATTGCCAATATCTCGGATCATTCCGGGGAGGTCCTTGAGCTCGTACAGAAAGTTAGGCAGCGACAAACTCGGACGCGAAGGATTACTCCTTGCGAGAACCGAGGTCGCTACTGTACCAACTGACGGGATCATGGATGGGACGGCTAGACCATGGCCTAGACTAACAGCCATGTTCTTCGGCACCCAATCTACGAATTCGTAGTAGGATGTCGGCGAAGTATCTACTCTACCGTTTAACGGGACAAAAAGACGACCCTCGAACGTAATAGTAAGAGGGTTATCATTGTCGCGTTTGTTAACCTCATCAATGCACTTATGCGACTCATACGGATAAATGGATTTCTCCAAATCCGTCCAAGTCAAGTGCGTATCGGTGAGACTCGTGTGTTTATGGGCGTAGCCCGTCACAGCGAGAGGTAGAGAGATCAGTCTGGTTCGAGCCATCGTATCTCAGGGTACACAGTGAGGTCACGGGATGTGACGAGCTATCGCTCGAGAGCCCCTCAAATGAGGG